GTCCCCACCGGGTGTGCCAGCGTTTTTTTGTGGGGTCCATGCTTTCCATGCGTCACGGTCGCAACGATAGCCACCACCGTATTTGGTGAGGTTTGGGATTGGGCAACCTACGCCGTCGTAACAGTGGATCTCCTCTATGCCAAGAATGTCGCGGTGAGTGAACAAGAATTCAACCATGGCTTTGCGTGAGTCTGCGTTCTGTTTGGCGGTCCCTTTACCTTTGAGGTCTACGGCTCTCCACGTTGCATGAACACTGAGGTTGGCTGAGCCGCGCATAGGTCGGTTGGCGTAGATACCGAGTGATTTCATGCCAAATAGGTATTCCATAAATTCGACAAACCGTTTCGTGCCGGGTCGTTCGGTCGGATGGTTGCCGTCTTTGTTCCCTGTGTACGGTCTAGATGTCATCTTTGTCTCCCTTGTCTTTGAGCCCATTACTTGCTAATAGCCCCGTCAAAGCACCAGCCAAAACCAGTAAAACGCTTGATAGCACTTCCCACGCTTTGGAGTCATTGGGACTAACTTCCAATGGCTGGACAACAAACGCAAGCGAGTACAGGATCATGCCGATACTCATGATGAACGTGAGCGCCAATGCAGCTCCTACCATCAGGACAAGACGGGCTTTGATTTCGGAGTTGGTGTATTTCTTCATGGTGTGGTTGCTCCTGTTGAGGTGTCACATCTTGGGGCTGTGGGTTGTTGTTCGCAGTTGTTTCGAGTGCGGTCGCTACATCCAGTAACGACGAACATGACGGCGACAGATAAAAGCGCAACAATAAAAAGCGTTTTCATGGTGTATCAGGAAAGTCTGCTTCGGGTCCTGCGGTCCATGTGGCAGGGAAGTCACGCAAGGTTTGGCGGTAGGTCGCCCATGCTTCACGGTCTACGGGTGAGTCGGCTGCTTGTGTCCAGTCGGACTCTTTCAGTAGGCGGTCACGGTGCAAACGCATACGTTCCAGCAGATATTCTTCTGGAATTGTTTCGTCGTCTAGTGGGCTAGTTAGTTCGTACTTCATGGTCATCCAGCCTCGTATTCAAATGTGTAACGGATAAAGTCGTTGGCCGCCCATGTAAAAGGGGTGGCGTTTTGAACAACTGACGATGGGTTGCTGTAATACATGAGCGACCTAGTTGTTGAATCAGATATAAGAGTTCCAACGTAGACAGCAAAAGCAGACGAATCATAAAGTTGGAATTGACCTATTACTTTTCCACTGCTTTGAGCGGTGATTGGGAGACTGATGTAGTAGAACCCTGAACCTGCTGATGCGCCAGATGTACCAAATTGAATTTGTCCTTGACCACAAACAACTTTATTGACTCGACCATACCTGCCCGTAGCAGATGAACCTGTCCCCAATGTTGGGTTAGTGGTTGAGGCGGTCAGGGCTGGTGTCCAAGTTTCCCATGCGGCCCCGATGGTGTTAAGCGTTGCCGCAGGAAGCACCGCCCCCGACGAAATTCCTTGTGCTGTCCACTGCGTAGCCATAATTCTCCTTTATGCGACTCGACTACTGTCAAGTATCCCTAAATATGTGTCGTCCAAAATAAAACTCTGATACTGGTATGCGGGTAACAAACCTAACGTTACTTGACAGTCCGACGGTGTAGCCGAAATACGGCGGCTACGAATTACCGACATTTTGGTTTGTTGAGCGCACCCGGTCGGCGTATAGGTCAACTGGACTGGTTGCCACATCACCGACTCAATGTCAAGGATCTTGTTCCAAAACGGTTCGGCGGCGTCAGCAGCTGCAGACTGAACCATTTTAGAACTAAATGAAAGTTCTTCGGGTGCAAAAGTTATTTCACCAAAACGATTAATCCACGAATTAACTGTACTTGTTTGATCTGCGACACCGTTAGATCCCGCTTGTGTGTACGACCTAAACCGTTGACCATATTTAGTTGTGGACGTTGCGTTAAAACTTGTAACGGTACTGCTTCCCGTTGGGTCAGTTATGGTCACATAATTTGTGAGTTGGTTTTCGTCGTAACCAGTAACAAGATCACCAATAGGCAGTTGGGTGCCTGAAACAGTCTTGTCTTTGAAAAGAAAAGTTGTACGGTTGGCGGCGTTTCGAGTCATTGTGTAATCAATAAGTTCATAACCAAAATCAGGGTTAGTCAACGTCACCGTTGTTGGGATCAACATTGACGGCCCGACAGGGGTAATAATGAGAGAAATTGACGAATTAAGACTGTTGCCGACGTTTGCTACATCGCAAAAAAAAGTAAAATCGTTTGTCAAAAATTTTGTTGTAACTGTGTAACCGGTGTTAGTTGCACCAAGAGTAGGCATTTGCGCAGGCGTAGCAGGATCTGAGTTTTCATAGAAAGATTCAATCGCTGTTGACGCTAGGCTAGAAAAACCAGCTGTGTTAACTGTTGCGGAACGACCGCCAGCAGTCAAAGCGTCAATAAACGAAATAGTCACATACGAGTTAATCCCGTTGTCATCTAACGCAAATTGGTCAACAATTCCGTGAAACAGTTTGAAACTGGTAGGCACACCGCCAACCGTTGTAGTGCCGTTAATGAGTACGGCCTGATTAAACCAGTCAACCGACCCATATGTGCCACCGCCACCGGGTGTAAAAGACCCCGTAAAGTTCTTAATGAGCATTGAGCCTTTACTGGTCCCGATCTCAGCCAACGAAATTTGCGTGTTGACATTAAACGACATGACCTCAGACGTGATGTCATATGACGCACCAAGGTTGCCGATCGTGATTGTAAAAGCGGTCGTGATAGCCATTTAGAACCTTGCGCTTGTCGTGGTTTGTAATGGGATCGCACCGTTTTGTCGAGCATATTTTTGGATTGCTCGCACCACTGCGTCAGGGTCGCCACCGTTCACATTGACCGTGATCGTGTTGCCACCGCCACTCATTGCGTGGTTAGGCGTGATGTTTCCAGACGTGGAAGGGGTAAACAGTTCAGGTCCCTGCTCGCCGACAAGATACGAAGTACCGCCCATAACTGGACCACCAAGGGCTCGCACGGGCAACGTAGAAATACCGGCAAGGTTTAGCGCGTCCACTGCGCTGAGACCGCCATATTCGGCACCTCGGGCGATCCATTCAGCCAACTCGATAGCAGCTGCTGGACCCTGAGTTTTGAAACGGATCAAAATTTCTTTAGACGAAATGTCACTCATACCGCCAGCGATGGCAGCCAACATTGCAACGAATTCGGCGGCCTGCTGTTCGTAGGCATCTATGTCGGCTTGGGCACCTGAACCAAAAGCAAGTTTGGCGGCAGCTTCAAGTTCTACAAGTTTTTCTTTGGCTTGGTCAAGTGCAACTTCTTGGTCAAGCGAGTCAGTCAAAACTTTCCAAGCGTTGTCGGCATTTATTAACGCAGTGGTCATACCGTCCACCGCGTTATTGAACGGCAGAATGGCATCTAGTCGGGCTTGCTTTATGGCTGCTTTGAAATCGTCCGTGTCCTCTCGTGCAGCAGTCATTTCCGCAGCAAATACAGGGATTACTTCTTTTTCGTCTGAGAACAAACCAAAGAAACCGCCAATGGCATCCGAAGCGAAACCAACACCTTTAGTCAGTAAGTTGATACCACTCAAATTTTCGGTGATCCAGGTGACACCCGGAATACTTTTGAACATATCTCGAATTTCAACAACTTTGGAAACTAACTCTCCTGCGCTTGCTAACGCTGGAACCAAACTTTGACCGATTGAAAGCGACAAATCGTCAATAATATCTTTGAGTTTGTCCATGGTGTCACGAAACTCTTTGGCTTTTTTGAGTTCGGCTGGATCAATAACTTTGGCATCCGAAACATTCCCTAAAGCAGTTGCTAGATCGGTAGCGCCCATCTCAATAAGCGTTGACATTGACTGCCAGCCCTTACCAAGCAGTTGCGCTGCAACCTTTGCTTTTTCGGCTGGGTCTTTAATACCTTTGATTCGTTCAATGGTCTTTAGGAATGTTGCGTTGACGTCTAACGATCCGTCAGCCAAATAGACGAGATCTACGCCAAGTTCACGAACTTTGTCAGGGTCTGCACCGATTGTTTTGTTGAGGCGACCGATAGCGGTTGATATGGCCTCAATCGGGATTCCGATATCTGCGCCAACTTCCATATATCGGGAGGCGTCTTCGATTGCTAAACCTGTGGAGGTAGCAAACTTTTCGGCTCCTAACGCTAACTCTTGGAAGGCTTTAACGCCGTCAGCTGCGAACTTGGCGAATGCGACACCGCCAGCAACGGCAAACGATGCGGCGTTGGCTTTGACAGCATCAAGGGCGACAGTTGAGCCAGCCTTAAATTTGTTCATGCCACCCTGAGCGTCAGCAACGGCAGTCTTGAAATTACCGAAAGCGGCTTTAGCGGCCTTGATACCTGAGTCTTCAAAACTGGAAACTATCGGAATGTTAATTGCCATTAGAGACGCACTTTCATTAGTTCATTGTTGGCGTCACGCACCACGCGCTTAATCGTGTCATTCATTTCACGCTCAACACTACCAATCATCTTTTCGGCGTTCTTCCACATATAACGGGAAGGGTCACCCGGTAGGGCCTGACCAAAGTTTGGGCGTTGATATTTTGGTTCTCGACGTGACACCGTACCGCCAGACTTGCCAGCCATGTCCGCAATAGCGACGGGAGCGCCTTTAGTGGTGATACGGACAATGTTGACTGGCACTGAAGTGGTCGTCGCGTTCAAGTTTCGGCGCGGTTTGCGCGTGTCAATTTTGATTAGGGCGTTCTTGCGGTTGGGCCAGCCTGTGCGGCCGTTGTGGGCCATTCCAGATAGCGGAGGCGACGAAGGAATTGACTGGTTGATCTCAGACAACATCGGTTTTAAAACATTCCTGATGTCTTTATTTAATTCGCGTTTCAGTGAAGGGTTGATTTTTCCGAGATCGCGCATTGTCTCGGCTACACCTTTCATCTGAATGTTCATCGCTTGTGTTTCGCTTTCTCGTTTTCCTCAACAAGCAGCCGAACCATCTCATCAACAACCGACGCAGGGCACTCCATCAAATCGACTGGACTGATCCCTGTTCGGATTGCTAACTGTGCGATTAAGTTGACTGCGCGTCCTGCTTGCTTTTCTCTTTTGGGACGAAAGTAATGTCGCCCACTTTTTCAATCCACTTGGGGAACAGTTCCACAGTCACGCCACTCGAGCGCACCGCGTCCCATGCCAACCAAGCCAACGCCTTGAATTTCATGTTCTCTAGAAACTGCCCGACGGAGAGTTGAGGATGGTGGTCCTCCCAGCGACACGCGACACCGTAGGTGATGGGTGCCTCGTGTGTTTCTCCGTCGAGCATTTCTACTCGTAACGTCATACCAATCATTGTCGGGGTCCTTTGTTTGTGTTGGCTAGATCAGGCTACGGCGCGAACCCAAGTGCCACCAGTGCCCGTAACGGTCATGGTGTCAAGGGAGCCGACGGTGCTTGAGATCGGCATAAACGACGAAATCATCATGTTAGAAATCGTGTAAATCGGATTTCCGGGTGCGGCCACACCGCTGTCAGGCGCAACGATTACGGTGGTGTCGCCGTCGCCGACAACATCTGACAAATACTTTTCCACTGAGGTCGCGCCGTACTCCAGCAGGATGGTTGCACTGACGCTTACGGATTGGAGACCAGCAACAAACTTGTGCCCAGTAGCTCCCATGACGGTTGCCTCAAGCGAGTCAAAGCCTGCTTCGAGGGTGATGGACGAACAGTTGAGTGAAATGTTGTTTGCGCCAATGGTGATTTGTCCACTGCCTTGGTAAACGATTGCCATGATGTTTTTCCTTTGTTAGTTAGCGTGTCGCTGTGAGTTTGATTGTGAGGTCGTAACAGGGGAGGTCTTGCGACCCGATCGTTGCGATGGATGGTTGTCCATTGACGACTGCAATGTTTGAGCCGAGGATCGTGTCCACGACGCCAAGGATGTAGTCGGTTGAGTCTTGGTTGCCGGGTGGCGATCCAAGGATTCGGATAGTGATTGTGACGTCACTGACTTTGGATGTTGGGTTTGCACCGTACGATTCAAACGACGGCAACTCAATAAAGACTGTGAGCGGTCGTGCGTTGCGTGGATCGGTGACGGGTTTGAGCCCGAGGGCCGTGAGCGATGCGGAGACCGTGTTGATCGCGTCTGTGAAAATGCCAGCCATGTTAAGCGCACTGCGATCTCTTAACGCCAAGCAACTGGTTGACTCGACCCAAGGTCATTAACGGTGGTCCGCTCATGTCTTGGAAGGATGCGTAACTGTCTCCAGTGGTCCCGCGTTCACGGTAAAGCCCTGCGGCGTAAAGCGTGGTTCCTAACAGCACAGAGCCATCAGGGACAGTGGTAAGACTGTCGTGGTAACCAGCCTGAACGCGACGCCTGAAACACCAAGCGTTTGCAGCTGCGACACAAGTCGTGAGGAACGCGGTGTCATTTGCCGTGGCGCTAGAAATTCCCAAAAATTCCTGAGTATTTCCGACCGTGGTCCATGTACAAGTCAAAGTCCATGTCAAAGTTCCAAACGGATCGGCAGCAGATCGTTCTAGATCGTCGCCAACATCTTGGAACATCAACTGATTAACAATGATTTCGTTTTCGTTGTACAGCAGATCGCCTGCTTCGTTAACGCCAGCAAACAAGTTGATCGGTACAGCAATAACAATGTGCGTGCCGTTAAGACCGTGACCTAGTCCTGTCAGTGTGATTGTCTGACCGACTGTGATGTCGGTTGCTTCGAGGGTCTGCACCACAGCAACATCGTCTAGACGCTGGTGGTGCGTCACGCTGAATGTGGCCATGGTGCAGTCTCTCTACTCAGTTCCGTCTATCAGACGAAAGCAGCCTTAACGAACTTGGTGTTGTCAATCATCAAAGCGGCGAAGTAGCCACGGAACGCAATGGTGCGGCTCAAGGTGGACGGGTTGTCCAACGAGATAGCGCCCTTCTGCTGTTCAAACAGTTCGTAACCAGATGCGTCGCCAGCAATCAAAGTTGCAGCGGCGAAGTTGCGGTCAACGATAACTGACAAACCAAAAGCGTTACCGTTGTTCTGTCCGGGTGCAAGGTTGCCGTATGCGTTCATTGGTCCGACTTGCGGGAACAACGGACGGTCTGCGGTATCGGTAAGACCGAGGAGATTTCCCCAAATGTCTGGCGATACAAAGATGTGCGTTGGCAAGTTGCCGTTTGACGATGACAAGATTGTTGCAGCAGATCCTGCGACCCATTCTGACCATGACTTTGGATCAACAAGATCAGCAGCTACGAAGTTGCGGGTAACGCTTGCGCCTGCAACCAAAGTATCGGCTGCGTAATTGTCCGTGGCGTTGCTGTAGATACGGCCCATGTCGTCAAGCAAAATTGACAAGATCGCGGGATCGGTCCAATCAAGATCGGCTTCAGAAATGTTGACAAAGCCACCGAAAATTTGCTTCGTTACCTGATTTGATGACACCACAAAAGTGCCTGACTGGTTAGTCATTTCGGCAAGGCTTGCACCAATGCTGGTGTGAGTTGTGACCTCGGGACGAATAAAGATCTTGCCTCCGCCCGGCATGGACTTGGCACCGACTGCATCAACGACAGGGCGACGGCCGATGAAGTTGTTGTAGACGGGTCCAAGGATTGGGGTTGGGAGCACACCGGGTGTGTCGCTGGTGACCACGTCGGG